AATTGAAAACCTAATGGCTCTATGCAGAAATTGCCACATTCAGTACGGAGACATAAAGCAACATAAAGAGTGGCTAAAAAGGATTCACGAAAAAAAGTTACTTAAGAGATGAAGATTCAGATTTCAAAGATCAAATCAAACCCGAACAATCCTCGTTTCATTCGGGATGATAAATTCCGGAAGTTGGTGAAATCAATCCAGGAATTCCCGGAGATGTTAGACATTCGCCCTATTGTAGTGGATGCGGATATGGTCGTGCTTGGTGGGAATATGCGATTGAAGGCGTGTATTGAGGCGGGATTGAAGGAAGTGCCGATCTTGATTGCAGACAATCTAACCCCAGAGCAACAAGAGCAATTCATCATCAAAGACAATGCATCATTCGGTGAATGGGATTGGGATGTACTCGCAAACGAATGGGATACCAAGAACCTCAATGATTGGGGATTAGATGTACCGATTTTGAATGAATCCCTCCAACCAATCAAAGGATCAGATCCAGAGATTGAAATCACGGAGGAGATCTTGGAAGAGCATAACTATGTGGTGTTCACCTTTGACAACAAATTGGATTGGCAAGTGGTGAAAGAAACATTCGGGATCAACACGGTAACGAAGCCCGGATTTACAGAAACCTACCAACAGAAGGGAATCGGAAGAGTGCAATCGGGAAAGAAACTCCTGGATCTTATTAGCAAGAAATGAGATACAAAGTATACATACCAAGCAAGGGAAGAGCCGGGAAGGTAACAACCCACAACCTCTTCCTGGATTCAACAATCATCTGTCCAGATAGTGAGGTTGATCTATACAAGGAACATCACGAAAATGTGATTGGAGTTCCGGATGATGTGAAGGGAATCACAAAAACCCGCAATTGGATCTTGAACAATATGGATGATGAATGGATGATCCAGGTGGATGATGACGCTCTCTCGTTCCATATGTTCGAGGAAGGGAAGATGCGGAAATTCATTGATGCGGAGAAGATTCACGAAATCATTGATAACCAATTCCAATTGTGTGATGATTGGGGATTGAAGGCGTGGGGATTCTCTTTGGCGGCTGATTACAAATTCTACCGAGAGTACACACCATTTTCAACCCAGGGAGTTATTGGTGCGAATATCATTGGGATCATCAAGAACGAGATTCGATTTGATGAAAGATTGAAAGTAAAAGAGGACTACGACTACTCAATGCAACACATAGCCAAATACAAAGGTGTTTTGCGTTGTATGAAATACGGCATTGATGTTGTACACCTAACCAATGAGGGGGGATGTGTTTCGTATCGCACGAAGGATACGGAGATGGAAGCGTACAATGTCCTGGTGCAGAAATGGGGGAGGAAGGTTGTCAAATTACAGAACAACAAGAACTTCGTGAAAATGATATCACCAAGAAAAGGCGTATGACAAATAGTGACATAAAAAAAGGAGCGATGATTGAAGCCCTTGAGCAATCTCTTGGGGTTGTAACTACGGCTTGTAAGATTGTCGGGATCTCCAGGGAAACACATTACCGATGGCTCAAAGAAGATCCAGAGTACAAGGAAAAGGTTGAGGGGTTGATTGATGTGGCGTTGGATTTTGCGGAGAGTCAATTGCATAAACAGATCCGAGATGGAAATTCTACGGCAACAATCTTCTTTCTGAAAACGAAGGGCAAGAATCGGGGATACATAGAAAGACAAGAGATCCACAATACGGGGGATAACCTATTCAATATCCAGATACTTGGCGAGGGAACTGAAAACGAATAAAGTATTCGGACACCTTCTTCGATCAGATAAAAGGATCACAATTGAACAAGGTGGAACGCGATCCGGCAAGACATATAACATCTTGCTCTGGATCATATTTTACTATACAAGAAAAAACAAGGGGCAGACAATAACAATCTGCCGTAAGACATTCCCTTCTCTCCGGGCATCTGTGATGAGGGATTTCTTTGAGATCCTCCGGAGTTATGATCTATACCGAGAGCAGTATCACAACAAATCCTCAAGCGAATACTATCTCAATGGAAACCTTGTTGAATTCATTTCGATTGATCAGCCGGACAAGATCCGAGGAAGAAAAAGGAATCTCCTATACATCAACGAGGCGAATGAATTATTTTTCGAGGACTGGCAACAACTGATTTTTCGTACAGATGGAAAGATCATACTCGATTACAATCCCTCTGATTCATTCCATTGGATATACGACAAGGTGATCCCCAGGGATGATGCGGAATTCTTTCAAACGACATACAAGGACAACCCCTTCCTGGATCAGACAATCAAGCAGGAGATCGAAAGATTGAGAGATACGGACGATGACTATTGGCGCATCTATGGTCTGGGAGAGAGGGGAAGATCGAGAGCAACGATATTTCAATTCGACATTGCAGATGAACCAAGGGGGAAGGTTATTGCAATGGGTATGGACTTTGGCTTCACGAATGATCCTACGGCATTAGTCCGGGTAACGGAGGAGGGAGGGAATCTATACCTTGAGGAGATGCTATATCACACGAACCTCACGAACAGAGATATATCAGACAAATTACAAGATTTAGGATTGACCAGATATGATGAGATCTGGGCAGATAGTGCAGAGCCAAAATCAATCGAAGAATTGCATCGGATGGGATGGAATGTAAAACCCACCACAAAGGGCAAAGATTCTATTATGGCGGGAATTGATATTCTGAAAAGGTACAAGATCTTTGTAACGAAGAACTCAAAGAATCTGATCAAGGAATTGCAGAATTACAAGTGGCAAGAGGACAAGAATGGAAACCTTTTGAACAGACCGATTGATTCCTTCAACCACGGGATTGATGCGGTGAGATATGCTACCTACAACAGATTGAGCCGACCAAACTATGGGCAGTATGCCATACGATAGGAAACAAAAGTTATTTAAATGAGATGAATGTAATCGTACCGAATCACTTAAGCGAGATCAACCTGGGGCAATACCAGCACTTTCTCCGATTGGAGGGAGATGAGGAATTCTTGGCGAAGAAGATGATCGAGATCTTTTGCGGTTTGAAAATGGATTTGATTCACAAGATGAAGGTTTCATCCATCTCGAAGATCTCCAAGATCCTCTCAACGATGTTACAAGAGAAAGCGGAATTCAAACCAACATTCAAAATCAATGATCAAGAATTTGGATTCATCCCGATCCTGGAGGATTTGACATTTGGAGAATTGCACGATCTGGATCAAACGATTAGCGATTGGCAGAGAATGAATGAGGCGATGTGTGTTTTATTTCGCCCCATAGAGCAGAAAATGGGCAAGAGGGATCGGATTAAGGAATGGGATGGAAAGATGGATCTCGCTGAAACTATGAAGCAGATGCCGATGGATGTTGTGATGGGATCGGTGGTTTTTTTTTGCAATTTAGGGATCGATTTATCAGCGGCTTTCCTTCGCTATTTGGCGAAACAAGAGGGGATCACGACTATTCCGTTGAAGGACAATTCGCTCAACGATGGGGATGGTTTCCCTTATTCTATACTCTCGCCGGAGGTGATGCAACAAAATTTGATCAAGCATCCAAACTCCCCGCATCCTTCGCCTTCTCATTTTTAGCATTTGAAAAAGACCGAAACGAAGCAGAAAACAAAATACTCAACAAGAAATTCAAATGAGAAACTTTTACCTCGTACTTGAAAAGATCAAAACCTTCCTGGAAGGACATTCGCAAGTCAATGTTGTAACCACGGGAGACATCTTTGATGTGGATCTCAACAAGCAGACCATCTTCCCTTTGTCGCATATCATCATCAATTCTGCGAATCTTGAGGGGCCGGTTATTCGCTTTAACATCTCCGTTTTGGCGATTGACATTGTAGATGAAACGAAGGAGAACCCCAGAGATCAAAATGAGCCATTCTACGGCACGAACAACACGCAAGACATACTCAATACCCAACTTGCGGTCTGCAACGCTCTGATCAAAGAATTAGAGAAGGGAGATCTGCATTTTGACAAATACCAATTGCAAGGAGTTCCCCAATGCCTTCCCTTTTCTGATCGGTTTGAAAACTTGTTGGCGGGATGGAATTGCACTTTTGATATTATTACGGCAAACACGGAGATTTCGGTATGCTAACCGCATCAAATACACAAGCATATCTAAATGCCTTTGCTCAAAGGGTATTGCAACAAGCGCAGTTAGAACTTGGGGCATACCGCACAGAGGATGGCAAACGGAGGCGTATTGATTCAAGTGGAAGATTGAGAACATCACTTCCTGGATCATATTCTTTGAAATTGATGCCGAATTCTTTGTCTTTGAAATTTTTCGAAGAGAATGAAGAATGGCAAACATATGGCTATGTTGTAGACAAGGGAAGGAAGCCAGGAAAGATGCCTCCTACTGATGCAATCAAGAAGTGGATCAGACAAAAACCCTTGAGATTGAGAGATCTGAAAACGGGATCTTTTGTGAAGATGACAGAAAGCAAGGTTGATTCCGTTGCGTTTGCAATAGCCAATAAAATCAAGAAAGAGGGAACGAAGCCCACCTATTTTTTTACAACCCCTTTCCGTTTAGCATTTGAAACATTACCAGAGGAATTAGGACAAGCATATGCGTTGGATGTCGCTGATTTCCTTCGGTTCACATTGGACAATTCAGTTAAGAAAGCACAATAATGAGCACACCTATTATTAGCCAACCAGAATCTTTGAAGATGGCACGAAGCCCTATCTTCTACACGGGGAAGAATAATACCTTAACAAATGATTCCCTGGATTCAATGAATTTGAGGTTGAAGATCTGGAGTGGAACGAGCGCACCAACTCCTTACAATTACATTTTGAGCAAGTCATATTCAATCAATGAAGTGATCAATTTTGAGATCAGCAATCTGATCAAATCGGAATTCCTTCACAATTTTGATATCTGGAATGATATATTCTACACTCAAAGTCCAGAAGGTGAAGCGTTGTGGGTAAGTGCCGGAGGAAGCGATTGGATTTATTCAGATAATGGACTTGCACCAGAAGAGGCCGTAATTGGTTCGCTAACAAACTTTCTTTGTGTCGATGGATGGAGTGGTAAGACGAACCCTCAAAACACAGAACATTCAAGCGTTTCTCTTTGGACAGACAGAAAGAGATATGTTTTGCAATCCAATTACGAATCACTTGCAATCTACAATAGTGTAGACAATGATTTTGGATTCATCACCATAACCTGGAACAATGGAGATTCGGATACATTCTTCAACATTGATGGGATATCATCTACCCCGCCGGATCCGGTAAGCGGAAACACACAAGATCTGATCATATATGCAGGAGTGGGCCCCGCAAACCTTGAAGCAAATGCAGGTCTTGATGCAGTCATCAAACCAAGCGCACATAATTCGGGAGATTGGTATGATGTAATTCTACGAGAAACAGATGGAACGGAGATCACTCGAGTGAGATACGAATTGATTTGTGAACCAAAATATACTCCCTACCAGGTTGCTTTTGTCAACCGATTTGGGGTTGCTGATTTCATCACCTTCTTCAAGAGGAGTGATGAATCCGGAAGTTTTACAAATGAACAATTCAAGAGAAGTATTTACCAAGATGGTTTTACAAGTGCATCTCTCCAGGTAGGACAATACCAAGATTTCAATATCAATTCCAGGAATAGCATCCGGCTCAATACGGGATGGGTAGAGGAGAACTATGATGAAGTCATTGAGGATATCTTGATGAGTGAGAATGTTGCGATTCTCCTGGATGGTAATTGGGTTTCAGCAAATCCACAGAGGGGATCAGTAGATTACCAAAAAGAGGTGAACCAAAAGGTGATCAATTATCAATTGACCTTCGACATTGCATTCAACGAGAGAACTCTTATTCGATGAACCAGGTAGATATTTACATCGGAAACAATCGACTTGATCTCTTTGATGATGAGGAGATCACGATCAATCTATCGATTCAGAATTACAAGGAACTTGATAAGATCTTCACGGATTTTACTCAATCATTCACGATCCCCGCTACGGGGATTAACAATGAGATCTTGGCTCATTATTACAGAACAGATCTGGAGGAGTTAAGAATAACAGACAAAAGATTCGTAAACGGACAGAGTTTGTTTGAATCTTATGAAGCAAGGGTAATAACTGCCGGAGGGATAGTTGAGGGGAGAACTTGTTGCATCTCTGCACTTGATGAACTTGGTGGATCTTATTATGAATACTCGGAAGAGGGATCTTTTGATGGAAGGTTGCGCCCAACGGCAAGAATCGAAATCAACTCATTGCTCTTCCGGGATGGAGTCATTCAGATTGAGGATGTATTGATGAGGGGAACGGAACCCTATGCCTATACCTTGACATTCTACGGATACCTGGTAAACCTAACGGATCTATTCGGAGAGGACTATCTATATGACTTGGACTTGAGTGCCTATGACCATACCTATGATGGGGCAACTATCCTTCAAGGGTTTAATTCGGATACTTTGTTTAGCGGAGATATCTTTTACCCTCTAATGAGTCCGGTGAGGAATTGGGTGTACAATGTAAGCAACTCTTCTGATCCCCGCCACGATGATGACATTCAATTTGTAACGGGACACGTTGGACACCACCACGGAATCAACTACAATGAGTTGAAACCCGCAGTTCGAGTAACGAAAATACTTGATGCGATACAAGGAAAATATGGGATCACTTTCTCCGGATCTTTTTTGAGTGATACAACATTCCAGAAACTTTACATCTGGGCACATCGGTTTGAGGGATATCTATATGACAATGCAAGTGTGATTGATTGGCAATTGATAAATATGAACCGCAATACTGGAAGCGGTAGCCAATTTAATCTCACAACGGACACTTGGACTGTTGCATCAACAAGCGAATACCAACTCCGAATACAAGTATTAAACTCATCAGCAAACTACGAACTTGGATTATTCCGCAACGGCGTAGAGATTGGTATTGCCCGTGAGGATGCTAATGCGGGAACAAATACCACATTCTTTGATGGGTACATTCTTAATGCGGGAGATGAAATCCAACTAAAGATTCGCCCTCAACTTCCAGTCAATATGACCTACCAAGTCACGGACTACACGGCATACACGGCATC